GAACTTGTTTTGAAGCATCAATGTTATGAGTATAAAGCAATTAGCAGATTATTGCTTGGGAATGATACAAGAGTTTCCTGCATTAGAAAACGAGATAAAAGATTTGTTTCAATTAGCACTAGATGAAATTGAGCAAGGAGAATCATCGCCACACGAATGCCAAATGTGTTATATGTCGATTGAAGGAGAAATACAAGAATATTTAAAATTTAAAGACAATGAGTAAAATTAAATTATTAGACGGTATAGAATACCAAAAAGATGAGTTGCTTAAAAAAATGTATGATGACAATTTCTATTACGGAGAACTTAATGAATTAGCATTAAGCAGTAGTAGTATTAAGTTGCTTGTAGATAGTCCAAAGAAATATTACTATGTAAATAAATATGGTAATAAAGAATCTCAACCATTAAGAGACGGAACCTTATTACACACATTAATTTTAGAGCCAGATAAATTTGAGCAATTTCATTTTGTAGATGTATTGAGTAAAAACTCAAAAGCATACAAAGAAGCAAAGGCAGAGTTTGGTACAGTTTACACAAAGAAAGAAAGGAACGATGCAGAGAGAGTAGCAGATGCAGTTTTTAAGAATGAAAAAGCAATGCAAATGTTAACAGATTGCGAATTTGAAGTTCCTGTTATTGGAAATGTTATGGGTATGCCATTTCGTGGTAAAGCTGATATATTAGGTGAGAATAGAATCTGCGATATTAAGACAACAAGTGATATAAAATCATTTCCTTATAGTGCAAAGAAGTACGGATATGATGTTCAAGTGTTTTTGTATTGTAATTTATTTGATAAGCATTATTCAGATTTTCAATTTCTAGTTGTTGATAAAGGCAGTTTAGATATAGGTATTTGGGAATGTTCAGAAGAATTTTATAGTAGCGGAGGACAAAAAGTAAGTTTAGGAATTGATACTTATGATTCTTATTTCTTATCAAAAAAAGGAGATATAAATGATTATTACATAAAAGGCACGTTATAATGAAAGAAGATTTTAAAAAAATAACAAACGAGTTTAAGCAAGAATTTGGTTTTGACTTTTTAAAGCAAACTAGAAAAAGAGAATACATTGAAGCAAGGTCTGTTTTGATTAATTACTTCTATAACTATAGAGGTATGGGGTTGTCATCAATAGCAAGAACGATAGGCGAGATTTCAGATTGGAAACCAAACCACGCAACAATATACCACGCACTAAAACAATATGATGTTTATACAACATACAACAAAAACCTTGATGCAGTATTAAAGAAAGTAATAGGGGTTTCAAGTATTTCTGATATGAAGACTTATATTCAAAGTACAGTTTCAAATTTAGATGATAGTACAGTAAATCAAATGTTTATTACCGCATCTAATAGTTATGCAGAAAAATTAGAACAAATAGAAAACGAAATAGAAATATAGATATGCAAGTTAAAAAAGTAAAAATTTCAGAAATAATATCAAACCCTGACAATCCAAGATTTATAAAAGACTATAAATTTGGGCAACTTGTTAAAAGTATTAGAGAGTTTCCAAAGATGTTACAGGTAAGACCTATTATAATCAACGATAAGAACATTATTCTTGGTGGGAATATGAGATATAAAGCAGCAGTAGAAGTTGGTTTAAAAGAAGTCTTTGTGCAGGTATTTGATGACTTAACGGAAGAAGAACAAAGAGAGTTTATAATTAAGGACAATATAGGCTTCGGAGAATGGGATTGGGATATTTTAGCAAACGATTGGGATGTTAATCAATTATCTGATTGGGGTCTTGATGCAATTAAACACGATTGGGAAGATTTAGACTATATTGATGAAGATGTTGCACCGCCAGAATTAGAAGAAACAAAACTTACTATAACTATTCCGAACGAGTATAGAGATGAAAAACAACAATTAACAACTGATTTGAAAAATTGGATAACAGAAAACTATTTGGGTTGTGAAGTCAAATAATACTTGGTTAAACATATTAGTAAGTTATGCTTACATAGGAAACAATAAAATGTTTACTGAACAAACAATGTCTTTAAGTCAGCAAGGTATTATTAATTGTATGATTGATAGTGGTGCGTTTACGTTATTTAATTCAAAACAAGATTTAAAATTTTTAACATTAGATAACTATTGTGACTATATCTTGAAGCACGGACATAACGTAGAAAAATATGTTATGCTAGACGTTATTGGAAACCATAGTAAAAGTAAAGCAAACTATGAAACAATGTTACAAAGAGGTTTAGACCCTATGTTTGTGTTCACAATGTTTGATAATGATTATTCTTATTTACAAGATGCGGTTAAAAGAAATAAGCACGTATGCGTTGCAGGTGGTGTAACAACAAAAGGAGAATGGATACAGAAAAGATATCAAGACGTTTATAAACAAACAAAAGGAAATATACACGCACTTGGTTTTGTTAAATATCCTCAAATGTTACAACTGCCTTTACACTCTTGCGATAGTAGTTCTTGGGTACAATCTTCTCAAAAGTACGGAAACATAATGTACTTTGATAATGGACTTAAAAGTTTAGATTACAAAGCAATATTAAAAGGTAAAACAAAAATACCTTTCAAGGCTCAAATGATATTTGAACAATTAGAAATTACACCCAAGATGTTTAGTAATATAGATAACCACAGAGGTAGTAAAAGTATAGCAGTTCTAACTAATTTAATAGCATACTTTGAATATCAAAAATTCTGTAAAAGGTTAGGTCTTAATTTATTTCTTGCAGTAGCAAATAGACAACAATTAACACATATCATAAAAACAAACGAACTTTTAGAAAACAAACTAACATACGAAATATGGAAAAAAGAATTATCGTAAAACTAAATATAGAGGGGTTACACTATTGGCTAGATTGTCCTATTGAAGAAGTTGCTTATTTAAAGCAATTACACCGTCATATGTTTCATATAAAGATAGAAAAGAACGTAACACATAACGATAGGGATATAGAAATCATAGAATTTAAACATAACATATTACAGTATTTAAGACTAAAATATTATAATAGTGTTGCAAGAACACATTGTTTTAACAATATGAGTTGCGAAATGATAGCACAAGAGATATTAGAAACTTTTGATGCAGATTCAGTTGAGGTTTTAGAAGATAACGAAAACGGAGCAATAATAAGAAGATGATACATTTTATACCATTAGAAAATTTAGAAGAAAGATATACAATATTAATGAATGATATTGTAAACAAATCAAAACTTGTTAAGTCTTATTACCCAATGGGGTGGCAACAGAAACAAATTAACAAAGGAGAGTTTTTAGATATAGAAAGAACTATTGAGTTTAAGGCAAAGCAGTTGCAAATGATAAGCAAGGCTTTTCAAAATAACGAAATTAAAAACGGAGATTGGATATTCTTTGCTGATATATTCTTTTGCGGTTTAGATGCAGTAAAATATATGTCAGAGTTGCAAGGTCTAGATATAAAAGTTGCCGCGTTTAACCACGCAGGTAGAGCAGATGAAACAGACTTTGTTCAACAATTAGGAGCTTGGAGTGATGTTGTTGAGTTGGGATATCATCAAGTATGCGATTTAATTATTGTAGGTAGTGAGTTTCATAAAAATAATGTACGGAAGTATTTCTATTTAGATAAAGATAAAGTACAAGTTACAGGTTGTGTTTGGAATAACAAAGAAGCGTTTAAAACATATCCCTATAAAGACACAAAAGAAGATTTTGTTATTTTTCCACATAGGTTAGCAAAAGAAAAAGGACTTGATGATTTTATAGAAATAGCAAATGCAATGCCTGATAAAAAGTTTATTGTAACATCATCTTCAAATAAAGAATGTAATCTTGATTTACCAAGTAATGTAAAATATGTAAATAATTTAACTAAAAGACAATACTATTCTTATTTATCAAGAGCCAAGTATTATCTATCAACTGCTTATCAAGAAACTTTTGGTTATACATTACGAGAAGCGTTATTGTATGATTGTAGGATAGTAGCACCTAACGATTTATGTTATCCAGAAATGCTACCAGAAGAATGTCTTTATAACAGAGGAGATTTAGATACAATTAAAAAACATCTAACAACTGATTTTGAAACTCCAAGAGGGTATAAGAATAAATATGATAACAGTTTTAAAGATATGATAAATTTATTACAATGAGAGGAAAAGACTATTGGTACGGAAAAGAAGTAGAGGGTAGACTATTTGGACTATACACTTTATTTAATAGAAACAAATTAGGTGTAATTACAAAAGACGTACAACATTTATATTTTACAGTTGAGTTTTGGGAACAAGAACAAGCGGTTAGAATAATAGAAAGTGTACTACTTAAATATCCTATCTCGGTTGAAGTAACAAGCGAAACCTATAAACACCTAACACCTAATATAAAAGTTAGAGCACATATCATTTACCGAGTTAAAGATAAAAATGTATTTGACTTAAAAGAAACCGATAGTGTTTTTGTAGACGGAAATATGTTTAATGTTCTATGCTTTACAAAACACAACGCACTTAAAGTAGATTATAACGATTACTCAAACGATACCTTATGAAAATAGAAAAGAAATATTACTTCTATGCAGGTCATAGAAACAAATCAGCAGGAGAGAAATGTGGTAGACCTCACGGACACACTTATGATGTAACTTGTACGTTTAGGTTTGCAGCAATGAAGAATGGAATAACAATGTTGTTTTCTGATATTGATAAATTAGTTGAGCCAATCATAAAAGAATACGACCATTACTTTTTACTATGCGATGATGACCCATTGGTTGAGATTTTAGAATTAGCAGGAGAACAATATAAAACAGTACCTTTTGAAACTTCTGCCGAGAATATGGCTATATGGTTATTCAATAGAATAAAAAACGAAGCAGGACTACCAATTATAAAAATAGAGTTTGCAGAAACTAAATCAAGTAAAATAATATATGAAGAAGAATAAATTAGCAATAAGTGAAGTCTTTTACTCTATACAAGGAGAGGGTAAGACAGTAGGCATACCAAGTGTATTTGTACGACTAGGCGGTTGTAATTTAATGTGTGGAGGTATGGGAACACAATTTGACGGAGAACTACATAACGAAGCCGAGTGGCGATGTGATAGTGTTGAAGTATGGATGAAAGCATTATCAAAAGAATATGAAGAAATATTACCAGATGATTGCGTTGAAGCAATAAAAAATGGCGCACATATTATTCTAACAGGTGGAGAACCAATGATGCAACAAAGTGGGTTAGAGGGTTTCATTAGTTATATTAAACATAACATAAACGCAAATGCTTATTTTGAAGTTGAAACAAACGGAACAATAATGCCGAGTGAAGATTTGTTATACAAAATTCAGTTATGGAATTGTAGTCCGAAATTAAGAAATAGTGGTATGGATAATGCTATGACTTTTAAACCTGATGTAATAAAAGAATTAAATAAAAAGAATACAATTTTTAAATTTGTAGTTAATTCAGATAAGGAATGGCAAGAGATAGAAAGAGATTACTTACCTATTGTAGAGAGAGAGAAAATCTATTTAATGCCTGCAGGTGAGAATCAAGATTTATTAAATGAAAACAAATTAAGAGTAATAGAATTAGCAAAAGAAAAATATTTAAACTTTACAACAAGACTACACATTGATGTGTGGAATAAAAAAACAGGAGTATAATGATAAAAACAAATATAACGTGGGAACAAGTTTACCACAGGCTAAATGAAGTAATAAAAGACTTACCAAAAAATACTAAATACTATGGAGTACCAAGAGGTGGGCAAGTAGTTGCAGGAATGACAGGAAACGCAGTTGATAATATTGAAGATGCTGATGTTATTATTGATGACTTAATTGATAGCGGAGCAACCGAGAAGCGATATAAAAAATATAACAAACCATTTCTTTCATTAATAGACAAGAGAAAAGAACTTCAAGGCGAATGGTTAGTCTTTCCTTGGGAAGCAAAAGTCGGAGATACAGACGAAACAGTAGAAGATAATGTATCAAGATTATTACAATACTTTGGGGAAGATATAAACAGAGAGGGGTTGCAAGAAACACCCAAAAGATTTATAAAGTTCTTTAAAGAGTTTTTAAACCCACCAGATTGGAATTGTACAAGTTTTGAGGGAGAGGGTTATGATGAAATGATAGTTCAAACAAATATACCTTTTCATAGTTTATGCGAACATCATATAGCACCTTTCTTTGGCACAGGTACAATAGCTTACATACCTAACAAAAGAATTGTAGGGTTAAGTAAATTAGCAAGAACATTAGAAACCTATGCAAGACGATTACAAAACCAAGAACGAATCACTACGCAGGTTGCAGAATTTTTATGGAATGAATTAGAACCAAAAGGAGTAGCAGTACAAATAACTGCAAAACATATGTGTATGGAAATGAGAGGAGTTAAGAAGCACGACACTTGGACGACAACTACAAAATTATTAGGTGCTTTCAAAGACGATATAAACACAAAGAATGAATTTTTAAATAGTATCAAAAATGGTAAGTAGCGAACAAACCGAACACAATAAAAAGAATGTACTTGAAGCATTAGAAAAATCATTTGGTATTGTAACAACTGCTTGTAAAACTGTTGGTGTAGGTAGAACACAATTTTACCAATGGTTAAAAGATGATGCCGAGTTTAAGAAGCAAGTAGATGATTTACAGAATGTAACTTTGGATATGGCAGAGAGCCAATTGCACAAACAAATTCTTGGTGGTAACACAACTGCTACTATATTCTATTTAAAAACAAAAGGTAAGAAAAGAGGATATGTTGAGCGACAAGAAATAACAGGAATTGAAGGAACTAAATTATTTGATATTGAAGTTGTAAGAACAGTCAATAATGAAGACGAGCATACGGACTAATGTTGTATATGAACACCTCCGAGATTCAAAAGAAAAAATTGTTGTAGAACAAGGTGGAACAAGGAGTGGTAAAACATATAACATTTTACTATTTATTATTTTTAAGTATTGTACAGACAATGTAGGTAAGACAATAACAATCTGCCGAAAGACATTTCCTGCATTACGAGGAACTGTTATGCGTGACTTCTTTGATATATTAAAATCGCAAGAAATATACAGAGAAGAGTTTCATTCTAAATCTACACACGAATATCACTTAAACGGAAACCTTGTAGAATTTATTTCATTAGACCAACCACAAAAAATTAGAGGTCGTAAAAGAGATTTCTTATTTTGTAATGAAGCAAATGAATTAACCTTTGAAGATTGGCAGCAGTTAATATTTAGAACAACAGAAAGAATAGTAATTGACTTTAACCCCTCTGATGAATTTCATTGGATATATGATAGGGTGCTAACAAGAGAAGATACTGAATTTTACCAAACATCATATTTAGACAATCCTTTCTTATCAGACACAATAATAAAAGAAATTGAAAGACTTAAATATATTGATGAGAACTATTGGAGAGTTTACGGACTTGGAGAACGTGGTAAGAGCCGCTCTCTTGTATTTAATTTCACAACTATACCCTTTGTTCCAGAAAATGCTAAACTCGTAGGGAGAGGGCTTGATTTCGGTTTTACAAATGACCCAACTGCATTAGTTGAAACTTATGTTGAGGGAGATAATATGTATGTAAGGGAGTTGCTTTATAGAACAGGACTAACAAATCAAGATATTGGTAATGAATTAAAAAGATTAGAACTTGATAGACGAGATGAGGTATGGTGTGATAGTGCCGAGCCAAAAAGTATAGAAGAAATACACAGAATGGGTTGGAACACAAAGAAAACTTTCAAAGGAGATATTACTATCGGTATTGATATTATAAGGCGATACAAATTATTTGCAACAGATGATAGTATTAATCTTATAAAAGAATTAAAAAACTACAAATACATAGAAGACAAAAACGGACAATTAACAAATAAACCTATTGATGCTTTCAATCATACTCTTGATGCGTTGAGATATAGTGTTGTTAATAGATTATCTAAACCTAAATACGGAAAGTATTTCATTAGATAACATTTCTTAACTTTCTTTTGACTTTATTCAATATTTTTAATATCTTTAAGTATTATTAATTTTAAATTTTTTAGATATGTATAGTTTAGATTGTAGTTATTTTGAGAAAGAGTTCGAAACGATTAGAGAATTAGTTGATTATTGTGGTGGTTCTATGGACCCAAACTATGAAGTTACCAAAAATGGTATTGGCGTAGGAGAGGACTTGATTGATTTTATTGTTTATTAATTTTTTAAAAATATGGGTATGTTCGAGATTATAGGTTATGACCTAGAGATTTATTTCCGTGGTAAGTATTATGGTAGCATCAGAATGGAAACTCCCGACCGAGAGGTTATGGGTTATTCTGGTAGGCGAGAATTTGTACTAGCAGAAGATTGGCAGTACAAGAAAAAAAAGTTGAAAGCAGGTACTGTTGTTATGACAGAGTGCATTCCTCTTTGTGGTAAGTTGCTTGGTAGTTTTAAAGACAAGATTCACGTTTTAGAGAATAGCCAAGTTTATTATAATTATTAATTTTAAAAGACAGATTTTATGAAAACAATGTACAAAGTAGTAACAGTAGACGAAACAGGTATGAACGTTACGCAAGAAGACCAATTTAAGACATCAGCAGAAGCACAGCAAGAAGCAACTGAATGTATCGAAAGGTGGGGAGAATTTGGTCAAGATTTTTGGGTAGAACCATACGAACCTACACCATACAAAGAACCGAGAACGTATGCTTACCCAAACGCAGTAGATGGGTGGGAAGATATTTACCCAACAAGAGATTAATATGGAAAGTAATTGTTGTGGTGCGTTTCCTTTATGGGAAACTGATATTTGTTCTGATTGTGGAGAACACGCAGAATTTAATGATACAGATAAATGTTTAACCGAGTTAATTTAAAAAAGAAGATTATGACAAGCAAAGAGCAAGAGTATTACGATAGATGTGATTACGTTCAAGAAAGACTTGAAAGAGGAGAAATAGACGAAGAAAATGCCGCCGAGTTAAGAGCAGGCGCTTAAAAATTAAAAGACAAATTTATGAAGACAATTAGAAGACAAATTTTAGAGTTTATCAGTTATGAGTTAGAACTTGATATTGATAAAGATGAAGTACGAGAGTTTGAACGAAGTCTAAATTCAGATAATGATTTTTGGATTGAGATTGACGGACAAGAATTTAGAGTAATCAACGACCAAGTCATTTGGGATATTTATGTTGATGAGATTAAAAACATAACAGAAGAATGTTATGATGTTAAAGCACCAAGTTGGTTAGCTATTGATTGGGAGACTACGGCAGAGAATTGTTTTGTAGATGGATATGGGCATACGTTTAGTTATTATGACGGAAGCGAATTAGAATGTCAATTTGATGAAGAAAATTATTTTATTTTTAGAACTAACTAATTATGGCAGATATAACAATGTGTAATGGGGCTAAATGCCCCTTTAAAAACAAATGTTACAGATACACCGCACCAATAAGTTACAGACAATCTATGTTTGTAGAAACCCCCTTTAAAGACGGATTATGCGATTACTATTGGGAAACACCAACAAATAAGTTATGAGAACACAAGCAGATACATTGAGAAGCGAAATAAAGCATTTAGAGGTGCTTTTAACAAATGCTACAAAGAATAATGATATAGCATCAGAGAGAGAGATATATCATCGTTTAGACATAGCGAAATCAACCTTAATAAATATAATGTAATGAGACATAAGATACTACAAAGCGGTTTACACGCAATAATTGTAAATGGGAGAGTGAATATTTACACAGAAGAAGAATACCAACATTTGAGTTGGTGGTCTAGAGTTAAACTAAAATACAATTTTTAAAAATATGGATAAGAATATTTACATAGATAGAACAGTTTCTCTTTGGGGAGGACAAAACGGAGAAATAAATATGGAACTCGAAGACGGTACCGTATTAACTTTTAATGCTTATAATCTTATGCGAGATATACCTAGTATCACACGAATGGTATTTGATGAAGTAATGTGCGAAAAGTTAAATGTACAGAAAGATTTCAAAGAGTTAGCAAAATTTATAGTCAAGTAATTTAAAAATTTTTAACATTAATCGTTATACCTATATGAAAGTAGATGTTTACATACCTCACAGTTTAAGCGAAATAACTTTAAAAGAGTACAAAGCTTATAATAAGTTAATAGAATCAAACAAAGATGATGCTAACGCAGAACGTTTTGTTAATTTAAAAATGCTAGAAATTTTTTGTGGTGTTAGTTATGAAAATGCTAAAAAAATGCCTTTAACAAAATTCAATGCAATCATACAACACCTTTATGCTTTACTTTCTTCAACACCAAGTTTAGTTCAAAGTTTTAAAATGGGAGATTCAGAGTTCGGTTTTATTCCGAACCTTGAAGAAATGACGTTTGGAGAGTATATTGATTTAGATACCTATCTAACTGATATGTCAAATATAGAAAAAGCAATGGCAGTTTTATACAGACCTATCAAACAGAAAATAAAAAATAAATATGAATTAGTAGAATACGAAGCAGACGAATTATCAGAAGCAATGTTGGAAATGCCACTTGATGCTGTAATAGGTTCAATAGTTTTTTTTTGGAATTTAGGGATAGACTTATCGAAAGGTATGATGAACTATTTACAAATAGCGGAAGCACAACAGATTCAGTATCTGGATTCGCAAATAAGTGGGGGTGGACTTCATCAGTCTATAAACTCGCTCAAAGCGATATTACAAGATTTGAAACTATAACAAAATTAAATGTAAATTTTTGTCTAACAATGTTAGCATTTGAAAAAGAAAAAACAGAATTAGAATCACAACAAATAAAAAGTAAATTTAAGTAATGGCAAATCAAGATTTTATAGGAGCTCAATCATACTTGTATGTGATTAAAAAAATAAAAGACAATCTTTTAGAAGAAAAGGTAGATGGTTATAGAAGAATAAATACTGTTACAACAGGAGATATATCAGAGGTTGATTTATCTAAACAAACTATATTTCCGTTAAGTCATATAATGATTAACAATGTATCGTTTGGAGACCATATACAAACGTTTAATGTTAGTATAATGCTAATGGATATCCTATTCGAAGATAATGCAACAGAGATACCTCTAATCTTTAATGACGATAATGAATTGTTCTTATTAAATAAAATGTTGTGGACTGGTAATAAAATGATTAAAGACTTTAATGTAGGAGATTTAAACAACGGAGATATTTATGTTGATATAAATTCTGTTAATGCTGAACCTTTTAAAGATAGGTTTGAAAATTTATTAGTTGGTTGGGTATTTACTTTTAATGTTCAAGTAAGAAATAATATTAACATATGTCAAAACTAGACTTTAAAGAATTAAATGCAATTGCTAATATTTTTGGTAGGTATGTAATAGACCAATCAAAACAAAATTTAGTGAATGCAAAAAAAGGTGGAGGTAATTTAGAGAAAGGTTTAAGTTATAAAGTTTCTGATATTGCAGAGGGTATCAAAGTTACTTTTGAAATGCCACAATACGGAGAGTTTGTAGATAGAGGAGTAGATGGAAAGAAAGTAAAATACGGAGCAAAAGCATACGACGGAAGGTCTTTGGCTTATACAAATAAAATGCCACCACCAAGTAAATTAGATAAATGGATTGTAAAGAGAGGTGGTAAAGGAGTAAGTTTAGCGCCGAGAGATAGCAAAGGTAGATTTACAAAAAGAAAAATTGACTCAATAGGTTTTCAAAAATCAATACAATTCTTAATAGCAAGAAGTATATTTTTTAAAGGAATAAGACCAAGTATGTTTTTTACTACACCTTATAGAGTAGCAATGTCAAAATATACAGAACAATTTAGTGTAGCATTTTTTACAGATGTTAAAACATATTTAAACTTAAAGAAATAATGAGTACAATAATTAACGCAAGGAGTCCATACTACATAAAGATAGAGCCAACAAATCAGAGCAACACATTAGAATATGCTCAAATGGAGTTATACATCTATACAGGAGAGTTTCAGACAACCCCAACAGAGTTAAGATATACATTAACCAAAACACCAATAGGGACAAATAATTTTGTAGTATTTGAGATTGGCGAATTAATAAAGGATTTTATTGAGTTGGAGTTTGATGACGATTACAATAGTTATGCAGTTTGGGTTCGACCTGTTTTTGAATATAAGACAACCCAAGCAGGAGTAATTAACCCTACACCTATTGATTACGTAGGTTTAGACGGCTACGGATATTTTGAGGAGGGTGTTAATCCAAGTTTATCACAGGACTTGTTAATGTCAAATAGAACATTATATGTGTTAAATGGAAATGATTTGC